GCGCTAATCTCAATATTTACCCGGCTATCGTAACGGTGCGGGATTTGCACCGGGTCGGATTGGATAAACTCGGCGGTTTCGTATTGTTCCGCCCAACGTTTCAAATTATCGTTCAATGTATATGCCATTGTTTTAGATTTTAAGGGGACGGAAAGCCCGCCCCCGGTTATTATTCGTTTTCTGTGTATTCCTCAACAACTAAATCGGTTTGTCCTCGCTTCACTTCCTCAATGAACCCTTGAAAACCGTTTTGTTTAGCAATGTCAATGATTGCTTGCAAACGCTTTTCGCCCAAACTTTCGCCCCTCGCAATGCGGAATACCTTAACCGTCGGATTGCTTGCAATAATCAGTTTGGCGGCGACCTCCATAATTTGACTATCTGAAACTTTCCCGGCGACGAACGGCACGCCGTTTAACTCTAAACCGTCGTCCGTGAACGAAAGCCCGGCAATCGGTAATTTGGACGTTGCAATAAGTGTTTCCCTTTCCTTTGCCAATGCGCCTAATTTGTCCTCAAACGTGCGGGCGGTTTTCTCGGCGGCTTCCTTTTGTTTCTTTTTTTCCATGTAATCCACAACCAACGCATTGATACGGTTGTGTTCCTCGGCTTTTTTGAGTTGTTCCGCCGTGTCTAATTGTTCCGGGTTATTGGCTTCGTATTCCTCTAACCATTTGTCGGCATTCGCTTTGCGTTTCTCAAAATCGGCTTTTTCCGCCTCAATGGTTGCCAATGTTTCCTTTAATTCGGCATCAACGTTTTTACGGGACGTTTTCGCCTCTTTTTTGGCGTCCTCTAACCGTTTTTGCGCCTCGGCGATAATGCGGGCAACCTCTTTTTCCTCATTCGCTAAATTGGTATCAATAACCGCAACGGCTTTGTCGTGGTTATCGTTGGCGGCTTTAATACGTCCGGGGATTGCCGCCAATTGTTCAACCCTTTGTTGCCGGGTTTGGCGTACCGTTTTCGCTTTCTCAATCAACCGGGCATTCTCGTTTTGCTCTTCCATCAACGCCGTAATATCCTTTTTTTCGGCATACGTTTTGACGTCGCCGGGTTTCAATTGCTTTTCAGCGTTGGCGCAAATGGTTGTGTACGTCTTAACCTCGGCGTTGGCGTCCTTTCGTTTATCCTTAACGGTCGTAACCTCAGCGTCAATTTCTGCAATCCGGGTGCGCACCTTTTCCGGCAACAAAGCCTTTACAACCTCAATTTGTTTGCGGCGTCCCTCGGCGGTTTCACTCCAACGGGAAAACTCCACGGCGTCAAAATCTTGGTAGCCGAAAATCTTTTGCAGCATTGAAACGTTATCCGAACGCATCCCGGTTGTTTGGGATTTAATGGATAACGTCCCCCGTGGGTTGGCTTTGGTAAACTTTAATTCGACCTCGTAATTTTCGCCGTCGTTACCTACAACCATTTTTGCAAATCCTTTGTCCTCGCCATTTTTCAACACAGCGTCCCGGTTCCCGGTCAACATTGCGCCGATTGCTTTTAAAAGGGTTGATTTGCCTAACTCATTGTCCCCGGTAATGAAATATACATTACCCTCAAAATCTGCGTTGAACTCTTTGATAACTTGAAAATTCAACAATTCCAATTTCTTAATATACATCGCTCTTTAAATTTATTTATTTCCCGGAAATCGCCGGGTCGTTATGTTCCCATTTATAACCGTTGTATGTTTTTCTTTTCCCGTTACATACCTGTAATATTACATACTTTTGCCAAGGAAAAACACACGCATCTAAAATATTATCAAAACATACAATATTACCTAATTTATCAATACGTTTAACGGGATATAATTTTGATACACGTTTAACGTTCTCAAATTTTAGGTTCTCGCCAATAGTACACCAACGTAAATTATTAACATGATTATTTAATTTATTCCCGTCGATATGGTCAACACATGGTTTGTTGTCCGGGTTGGGAATGAACGCCAAAGCAACTAATCTATGAACCCGCATAACTTTTAAACCATTGATTTTTAATTTTACAGTCATATAGCCACCGTTCAAATAAGGCTTTATTTCCTTATCATTTTGCGTTATATTGCCATTTTCAGCAACGTAACAATCATATTCTATTAAGTATTTACCTTTTTTCACGCCGTAAATATATGTAAAACAATGGATATACCAAAACTTTTATTTTTTATTTTCGGTTATTTTTTTATTTTCCGCAATAACCGCCCTAAAATAACACATTTACCCACGCCGTCAAACTCAACTAACATATTGCCGTTGCGTCCTCTTATACATTTTCCATCAGAACGACGAACCGCCCGGCACGGCATACGTCGCAATTCCGGGCGGGTCAATCGGTCGCCTAAATAGATATAATCCATTTCGTCCATTATCAAAACAATTTCATTTGTGTATCGGTCAATACAGCAACGACCGCATCAACTTTGCGTTCCCAACTTTCCAACGTTGCCAATTTTTCCGGGGTTGGGTTCCGTTGACAACGTCGTTGGTTGTGCCGCATCTGTTTTACCATTTCCGCCAAATCTTTTGCCGTTATTTTTTCGGGATTTTCGATTTGCGGGGCTTTTGTTTCGTCTGCCATTAAGTAACCATTTGAATAATTAAACGTCCCTACGGGCTTAAAATAAACGGTTGTGCATTTGTTGGGGCAAATTTTCCAAAACCCAACGGGGGTTATTCTGCAAAATGAACCGTCCAAAGTGCATTATTAACGTTGCGTCCGCATTCCACAACGCCGGGGTAATCTCCGGGTACAATTTCCCGGCAATATCCCGGAACCGTCGTTTGCGGTCTGCCTTTTCTTCCTTTTTCCCTTTGACCTTGATATGCAATTTAAGGTCGTTTTGCCATTTCATTGCATTAACCAAAACAAATGGCATTTCGGCGACGGTTATAATAGCTTTCAAATGTTCAAAGTTTTGCAACATCTTTTGAATGCGGTATAATTTACCCATGTTTGCCCCGGTATCGCCAACCGTTACGTCGTCCGGGCGAACACTCAATTTTTCCAAAAAGATAATCGGTGTGCAAATCTCTTTGTAATAGTTCAGAAAATCCCGTATCTCGTTAATGTCTTTAGGCATCTTAATTGCCGTTGCGTTGTGGTTGGGTCGCCAAACCACGATACCCCCGGCGGCTCCGGGGTCAATCCCAATAATACAATCTATTTTCATTAGAATAAATATTGTGTAATAGTTTTACTCTTAATTCTTTCAATTGCTTTATTATAATAATCTGTATCTAATTCACAACCAATAAATTGCAAATTCAATTTTTCTCTCTTATTAATTATATCTATTGCAATTGCAATACTTCCACTTCCTAAATGAGTATCTAAAATTTTATAACCTTTTTCGGCATTACGCATTATAAGCCATTCATATAATTCTATTGGTTTCTGTGTTGGATGTATCTTATTTTGTTCTTTCATAACACTCAACGACCATATTTTTGCAGGTTTTTGAATTGAAGACCATGCGTATTCACACATTGCCAAAGAAAAATTTTCCGGCTGTTTTTTATCCCATATATAAAAACCTTGCGACGGGGGCAAATCAAAATAATTTCCGCCCCATATTATTTGGTTTTTGCTCACTCTAAATAATTCATCAAAATATTGTTTGCTTGGTATTTCATTATCCCAATCTTTTTTCTTGTGCATTTGTCTAACCGGATTTTTACTAATCCCAATACCATACGGCGGGTCAACA